CCGTGCGTCTCTTCAACCAGGATGCCTCCGACGCGTCATACTACGCCAAGGTCGATCTGTTTGTCGGTGACTTCGGCGAGCTGGTTTTGACCCCATCTCTATTTCTGGCCAAGGACCAGGTCGCCGCTTCGCAGCTGCGCCGTGGTTACATTCTGGACATGGATGCGGTGCACATCCGCTACAACCGCCGCCCGCGCTACATGCCCCTCGACGACGAAGGTGGCGGCCCCCGCGGCATCGTTGACACCATTGCCGGCCTCCAGGTCGATAACCCCCTGATGTTTGGCAAAATCGCCAGCACCGCGGATTAACCCAAGGAAAACAGCATTATGACAACCAACGCATTCCGCTCACTCCACGAGTCCCCTCGTGGCTACAACTACCGCTTCGTCATCGATCATACCGACCTGACGACATCGGCAGACAACACCGCGCAGGACATCACACTGATCACCCTGCCGGCCAACTCGGTTGTGAAATCCGCCGCCACCTACTTGAAGACCCCCTTCGAGAAGACCGGCACGGCGGCCTACAACAACAACGTCCTTATCGTCGGAGATTCCGGCGACACGGACCGCGTGATCGCATCGCAGCAGGTCAACCTGAACAACGCCTCCGACGTGCTGGCCAAGGCCCATGCCTCGACCATCCCGTTCGCCTACGTTGCGGCGACCGCCATCGTGGCCAACTTCGCCTCCATGGCGGCGTATGACCTGGCCGAGCTCGACGCCGGGGAAGTTCACATCTTCCTCGAAGTCGCCCAGCTCGACACGCTGACCTAATGAGGTAGCACGCACTTTGCGCCCCTGGGCCTGTCGCCAACTCGGCAACAACTCATGGTGGGATTTAGGAAAGATCCCAGGGGCGCAACAGCGTGCTGCTTTGTCAGCAGAGTTTTCAGTTTTCAGTCGGCGGTCAGTAGATCGGCTGAACACTGAATGACTTAACAACTTTTCTATGCTCGACTCTCTCGATGGTGAACTCGGCTTCCTGGTCAAAGAGGAATTGTGCCGCGGCTGGTATGCCCAGGCAGTCAATGCCAAGGCCCGCCAGCTCCGCATCGCCGCGGCCAACGCCCGCCTCGAGCACGCCCACATCGAAGGGGTAGGGCAGCACGTCGCCTCGATCGACGCCTTCAGCTTCATCGACTGGGAGCGCCGCCACCCCGGCATCACGCGACAGAAGGACTGGTGGAAGAGCCTCCTCCGCGACAACCCGGAATGTCGGGTCCAGTCAACGTCCAGCAAAACTCGAGTCAGCTTCGCCGGCCTCGATTCAGCCTCAGACCCGAAAACCAAAAACTCCGCGCCCGTGGCGAACTTCGCGTGATGATGGCTTCCGGCTACGACACCTCCGCCGTCCTCGGCGCCCCCGACGTCGAAACGATCCGCGGCTACCTGCTCAACATCCAAGAGGCCGAGTCCGACGTCGGCGGCTACCTGGACAAGAAGCAGAGGAATTACGAAACCCGGCACGCTCTCTGGAACGGCCAAGACCCCAGCGGCCGCAAGAAGTCGCAAGCCCTCGGCCGGCAGGCTTTCCCCTGGGAAGGCGCCTCGGATGCCCGCGTGCGCCTGGCCGACCAGATCGTCAACGAGAATGTCTCCCTGCTTTCCAACGCCTTCTTCCGCTCCAAGCTCCAGCTCCAGCCGATCGAGACAGGCGACGCCGCCTCGAAGGTCGCCGCGGAAACCGCCCTGCGCTGGATGCTTTTCCAGCACGCCGCCGATGATCTGAGGCGCGAGATCGAGCTCGTGGCGCAATACCAGGAGATGTATGGGCTCGGCATCATGGCGATCAACTGGCGCCGGACGACCCGCACCGAGCGCAAGACGATCAGCCTGGACGAATTTCAAGCCATGCTCGCCGAGACCGGCGACCCCATGATCCAGATCCTGCTCGAGAGCATCCTCGATCCGCTGCAGGAAGCGGACGCCGTGCGTATGCTCAAAGACCTGGTCAGCCCGGCCGCGGCCAAGGTGAGCGTGATCCGCGACCTGCGCAACACCGGCGCCGCCGAATACGACAACCCGTATATCTTTGAGAACCGCCCCGAGTTTGTCGCCCTCGAGCCCTGGGAGGATATTTATTTCCCCGCCCAAACCGGCGACCTGCAACGCGCCCGCTTCGTCGCCTGGCGCGAAGTGGTGAGCGAGACCGAGCTGCGCGAGCGCATCGTCACCGCCGGCTACGATGAGGAATTCGTCGAGTCTGCCCTCAAGCACAAAGGCGCCTACCGCCGGCCGATCCGCAACTACTACCGGCAGGAGCTGATCAACCTCGATACCGAGCGCGAGATGATCGAGCTCTGGCACTACTACGAGAAACAGCACAACAAGGACCAGACCACCCGCATCACCTACAGTGTCCTGCACGAGAGCGTCTCGCACGTCACCGCCCTCTCCGAGCTCCTCCCGTATCATCACCAGCAATACCCCTTCGTCGAATTCTGCCGCGAACGCGTCAGCCGCAACATCCTCGAGAGCCGCGGCGTCCCCGAGCTGGTCGAATCCCAGCAGCTCGAGATCAAGACCCAGCGCGACTTCCGATCCGACCGCTCCAGTATCGCCGTGCTTCCCCCGATTCGCGTGCCGAGCAATAGAGGAAAAGTAAATCTCGTCTTCGGCCCCGGCGCCCAGATCCCCGAGAGGCGGCCCAATGAATTCGGCTGGATGGAGCCACCCCGCTTCGATCAAGGAACGATCGAAATCGAAGCCAGCACCCGGGCCGACGTCGACCAATACTTCGGCCGCTTTGCCAACAGCGTGCCGCAGCCGCTTACCATGCTGCAGCAGCAAACCCAGGTCGACCGCTGGCTCCGCAGCTGCAAAGCCATGGTCGCCCAGGCCTTTGCCCTGATGCAGCAATACATCACGGACATCGAATTCTTCCGCGTGGCCGGCGCCATGCCCGCGCCCTTCCAGCTGACCCGCGAAGGCATCCAGGGACGTTTTGATTTGGTCGCCGAATACGACGTGCGCGATCTCGACGTGGAGTTGCTCGGCAAGCGTCTCGACGCGATCACCCGCCTGGCTGTTCCCCTCGACGTGGCCGGCACGATTGACCGCGCCGGCCTCGTCCAATTCGTGATGAACGCGATCGACCCGAGCCTCGCCCAGAAGATCGTGCGCCCGCAGGAAGTCGCCACCGCCCAGGAGGCCGAGGAAGAGCAGCTCGCCTATACCAAGATCGCCGCCGGCACCGAGCCCCCGTTGCCGACCGAAGGCATGAACGCCCAGCTCCGCACCCAAGTCCTCCAGGGGATTGTCCAGGCCAACCCCGCCGTCGCCCAGCGATTCCAGTCGGACGAAATCTTCCGCTCCATGATCGAAGCCCGCTTGAAAGCCTTCGCCTTCCAGGTGCAGCAAACCCAAAACGCCCAAATCGGCCGAGTCGGCGCCGTCCCCGCCTTGCAAGGGCAGATGATGCAGAGCGCACCCCAAGCAGCATGAACCGCGCCGAAGTCATCAGTAGTCAGCCTTCAGTAGTCAGTCCTGCCAACTGCCAACTGCCAACTGCCAACTCCTTCCTCTTCCCATGAATCCAAACGTCAAAGTCCGCAACATTGCCGGCCTCGATATACCGCAGCACACCGAGGTCCAGCTGAACTACGTCACCACGACAAACAATTTGAGTTCGGTCGTCTACAAAGAAGGCGCCACCACGGTCGCCACGCTGACATTTTCGTATGTCGGCGGCACCCCAGGCGCGGACGACGCCCGCATCGCCACCGTCACCCGCTCTTAACGCTCTGAAATCTCTAATTTCAAATCTCTAATGGCTCTAAAGTTCAACCCGCTGACAGGCAACTTCGACTTCACCGGCTCCGGTGGAGGCGGCGCGTCCTACATTGACGGCGAGGTCAACGTCTACGCAGACCTAAGTCTTGACGCAGGCGTTGCTCCATTGAACACCGCTTGGCTCGTCCGCACTGCCAGCGGCGTCTGGCCGGTCACGCGCAAGCAGGCAGGCATCTACATCAGAACGGCCACCGGGGGGAGCAACCGCGACTCCGACTACACCTACGCTGGCACGCTGCCGGATGTGTTTAGCGACTCGCAGTTTTTGCTCTACGACAATTCTGACTCAAGCCGCAACCTCGCCTTCGACCTCGGCAGCATTTCCACCGGCCAAACTCGCACGCTGACCGTTGCAGACGCCTCCGGTCGCATCCAAGTCGAAGGGCAAGCTATCGGCAACACCACCGCAGCCGCAGGCACCTTCACCACGCTTACCGCGAACACCTCTCTTGCCGTAGCAGGCGGAATCGTAACGGGCGCATCAAACGTCCTTGAGATGGTC